GTGTTGGTAGTATTCCAGGAAATAGTTAGAGTAGTATCTTCAACTGATTCTCCTACCTCATACGTTGACTTTCCTTCAACTGATAGAGTCAGAGTTGGGCGCTGGTACGGAAATAGCATTGCATCCAGTACCTGAGAGATGGTTTGTGTTTTCCAAAAAGACGCAAGCCTAGATGCAGCCCCGCCTAGCGTAGAAGACTGAACGTTATTGTCGACAGCGCAATTGTATATTCCGCCAGCAATATCGCCATCAATTTGTTTGGTTTTAATTTTATTTGCCATCCTAGTCCATTAACATTTTACCAGTTAAGCTTATTTATCAGCTTATTGATAAAACGCTTAGAAACTATCGACGGTCTCGTGCGTATTGAATGGCCTCAACGTACTTAGCGGAGGCAGTGTTTGGATCAACGCCGGAAAGGTCGGAATCGAACGGGCTTTTTGTTATGTACTCGCCTTTGTAAAATAGACGACCTTTATCATTATTTGTAACGCCGGCATTGTGCATAATCTTATGGCGGTCGTATTCAAACAGATTTGATGTACCCCAGCTAAAGCCAAGTTCATCATCAATTTTAACCTCTTTTCCGGCCCTTAGGGCTCCCCAAAGAACAGCCCACATATCGGCGCACCACTTTTGAACCGGGTTATAGGTTTTAAGTTCTTCTTGAGTTAAAATTTGGCGCTCAGCGTGTTCCCGGTCGGCCATGTAAATATAGAGAGTCAACGCCGTGTCCTTAACGTATTGCCAGTAAGTTGAGTCAACCCCCTTCATTAAATACTGAGCGCCGCCTGAATTAAGTTCGTTGTCTTCGACTAGTTTCGGATCGATCTTTGCAATTTTACACATTTCCTGAAAAAGTGCTTCGGCCTTTGACTTAATGTATTGTGCTCCGATATACGAGATCGTATCGCTTAAATACCAGCAGTCATCATCTAAGAACTTTTCAAAATCCGGAAGCTCTTTAAATATTATGTCGGAATCATGGTAAAAAATCGGCTCTTTGCTAAGTTCCGGATAGACTTCGAAATGCTGCTCAAGGCTATCTGGCCGAAGTATTGGAATGTATCCATAATTATCGGTTATTCTCTTCTTGTAGAAGAAGAATCGAACATTTGAATATCTTTGGGCAAGGGCTTTAACTGCCTCGCTTGGTTCTGAGTCGTATGCCCATATCACTTCAATCCAATTTGGATTTATTCCAACTTTCATGAAATTATGAATCATTACCTCAACCTGCCAGTGAAAGTATGGAACATCTGGCTGAACCGACATGAAGGTTATCTTTCTGTTTAGCATAATAACTTATATTATGCCGATCTAAAAAGTTTTAATTACGGTGTGGCCGTTGTCGTTGTTGTTGACGACGTTGTTGTGAAGTTCGGCCTCGGTACGCGCGGAGGTAGAGTGGTAGTTGTTGTGGTTGACGTGGTTGTTGTAGTGGTCGGCCCAGCCGTGGTGGTCGTAGTGGTCGAGGTCGACGTTGTGCTAGTCGTAGTCGATGAGCCGGTTGTGGTTGTCGTTGTTGTACCGGTTGGCACAGAAACTTGATAAGTACAGCCGTTTGGCCTAGTGAATGTATATGTTCCGACAACGCTTGGGATTATCGAGAAGGTCGGATCATCAACGTTTAGCGTCCAGCTAAGATTAATTTGTGAGCCGAGCATGCCGGTTAGATTATAGATCGTGCCGTTTCGATTAAACTCAACATTGTATGGACCGACTGGCAATCCATAGAAAGTTACTCGAGTTGGATAGAACTTTCCATCTGTTGAGTACAGTATTTGATTTGGAGCGCAGGTCGTGGTTGTTGTAGTGGTCGGCCCAGCCGTGGTGGTCGTAGTGGTCGAGGTCGAAGTAGTTGTCGTTGGTGTAAAATCACCTTTAATTAAGTAAAATGTACCAAACGCGCCAGTCGTTGTTTCCGCGTAGATTGATTTTGTTGCGTAATTTGGTGAATATGGGCTACTGCTTGGACCCAAGCCTATTGTAATATCTGTGAAGCTTGTGCCGACTTGATTAAACACTCGAATCAGATTAAAGTCCTCCTCCGTTGTTGTGTCTGGAACGGTAAATTTCATTATTGAACCGCCTGGAAAAACGTCGGCCCAGTCGGTTAATGAAACAGTTGAAACGGTTCGATCTAAATAATAGCCGTTTGGCAGGTTTTCGCCACCAATATTGCTTCCTGGATTTGGTGATCTGCACACTGCAAATGAGCCAGTTGAAACGGCCGGCGATATCATTTGAACGCCGTATGCAAATTGAGTATCGATTGCTCCAGCTTGTATGACTTGAGTGTCTCACGTATAGCCGCTTTGAGAACAGTATGGATCAACCGTAAAATAGTGAACGGTTAATGTGTCAGTTGGATCTAGGCTATATCCGGCAATGGTTGGATTCCAATAGAGTAAGCAGGTCGAATCAGCCTCATTGTGCTGAACCGCGGTTACTCCGCTATCACTACTAAGATAGGCAGGTGCATTCTTGGTTCCATTACCTACAGCTGTGTAGAGCCCGTTAACGAATAGCATAAAGGCGGTTGAGGCAAGAGGCGGCGGAAAAAAGAATAGTGTACTGGATGCAAGAGTATTGTTTGCTGTGACCGTGTTTGCTGGTGCGGAAATCAAAACCTCTTGCATGCAAACCGCACTACCTCCGCCGGTGCCGCCTGAGAGGAGAGTCCAGCCAGTTGAATTAAGCCAAACGTAAACGCCTTCTCGACGTTCACCTTGTGAAACAATGTAAATTATTTCGCCAGGTAAACCGACCGGTGGTAGAGTACCAAAGACGTTTATTCTAAGCCGAGTAACCTCAGCGACCTCTTCCGCAACGAAGTTTTTTGCCAAGACAGTACCGCTTGGCTCAAGCTTTATGACGGGTGGGTTTGTGCCCGACCCTAGCTGGGTTCCATATACTGACAGTCCTTTGCGAACTGTAACTAGATCGGATGCGATTGTTTGTATGTCTATTGATACGTTTGTATCTCCTTGTACGTAATTAACTGTTCGTAAAAACTCCTTAATTGAAGAAGTTAGCGCCGTAAAATTAAAATTAGATAGTTCAACGACCGCTGTTGTGCTCGCATTGGTTAATGTTTTAACAGAGCTTAATTTTATCTGAACAGACATTGCGTTAATTACTTTTGGGCTAGTTGAGCAGCTGACAAGCTCTCAATAAATTCAGTTTTTGAATCAACTTTGCTGTTCATGGAAACTGTTCCAGTTCTAACAATACACTCGTTTAAGTCAGCGTAAATTAAATTTTCGGGTGGATTTTTTATGAAGCTTAAATCGATTCGGTTTGTGCCATCCTTTACAAAAGAACAGTCTTTTATGTAGCTATATCGGATATCGTTTCCGGTTAAAAATCTAGACTCTGAAACTTTTGCAGAGCGGATTTCACATCCATATAGTTCACACTTTGCAACCTCACCGCTGACTGAGCAATTAATTAAATCAATATCACTAATTGAAAAGCTTTCTTTAAGCTTTGCGTCCTTTATTTGAACCCGTTTTTTCGAAGTATCGTAATTAACTATTCCTGATTTAAGATTGCCAGTAGTAATAAGATCGTATAGCTTTTCGGTTAAGTTTGAGTAATTCGATTCAACTATTCTTGGATCATTACGTAAATCCACAAACAGCTCAATACTAGGGTAAGCATTTATGAAGCTTTCGTAGGATTTAACCGAGGTCATTACTTTTTGATGATGATCAATGATTTCGGTAATCTTTTTCTTCTCCTGAAGAGAATATTCATGATTCACTTTTAGTGTTTCATATAGGCTTTCAGCAATATAGTTTATGAGATCGACTGTGCTCTGTTTCCTAGATTCATATCCAGCTCCGCCAGCATATCGTATCTCTAGATAATTTTTTTGTAGCTTTGTAAAGTTTAGTCCAAAGTATTTGGTATGAGGCAAGTTAAAATCCAACGGGCTAACTGGCCCAAAGTAATTAATACTTTTTTCAGATATGAACTTACTCTTGGGATAAATCCGCATGACGGAGTTTTTGTAGATCCTTTGTATTCTAGACTGAGCGCTTGGCCACATTTCAAATATTTTAGCCTCGTTAAGGTTAAGGAGATACTTAAATACGTTTAAGTGCTGCAGGCGTTCCCTTAACTCAAGGTCGGCTTCATTGAGCGAAATGTTTATATGCAGACCGGTCCTTTCACTAGTAAAGCAGTTTTCTTGGATAAAATTGTAAACCTTAAAGAGAACATGTATTGCCTCGTTGTATGGCATTACGCTTGTTACCAGCTCATGCATTTTGAAACCACCTGAGAAATCAGGTTCTATCTTAAAGTCGTTTTCGTCCATTTCAATTTGAGAATGGTATTGGTTTGTCCAATGCACCTTTTTTCCCAAAAGACTCCCAAGCTTTTCAGCTAGAGCAGGCCGATCGAGTGGAGAAAAAAACTCAAATTCAAAACCCAAATTAACATTATCGAACAACTTGCGCTGGTTAAGATCCTTGTACATATTTCTATTTATTAAATTTTAACGATTTATTGCAATGAACGGCACGTTAAGGCGAGGCCTTGCATTGTCAATTATTGCGAGCATTGACTCATCTCGGATGAATAGCTGACTTACGATAAACTCATGATCCTCGCTCTTTACCATTGTGTTAAATACTCTCACATTTGCGACCGAGTAATTGGCGCTAGGTAAGCACCATAGCGCGGTGGTTGCAAATTGAAAGTTTCCAGGGTTAGCCGTTTGAGAATAAATCTTTGAAATACCATTAAAATTCTTAATACTCGCTGGATCTTGTAGCAAATCATATAAGTTAACCTCAAGCTGCCCGAATTGAGAAGAGATTGGTACTATTAACGAGTACCATTTTGAATAGGCAATTGGGCCAACTTGAAAAGCGTATTGATCAGAATTAATCTTTATGTATAGAGTTAGATTTGGCACACTAGAAATTTCCTGAATGTGACCTCGTATGATAAGTCCGAGCTGTTGATAGTCATCATATCCTTTAAAAAATATCACATCTGATTCACCCCTATTGAAATTAACTAGAGCTGAGAAGGTCATATTTGGTAGAGTCTCAGTTGATGCAGCTAACTTATACACTACAGCTAAGTCCGCTTGCTTTATTTGAACTACGTTCGCTGATGTCTCTAGTATGTCGCGCCTCTCTGCTGGATTTAGAGCAATCGTTTTATAGCCCTCAAGTTGAAGATAGAATCCTCTGCTTGTATTCGATTGAGTCGGTCCAATTATTTTTATCCTAGCTCTTTCCTGGCCTCCGGCGATATTAACATCCCCGGTGTGAAGCTTATCTGCTTGCCAATCTTTAAATATATCACTCGTTTCATAGGCCCTAAGTTCATAGGGCGAGCTATTTGTTAGCAAAAGCTGATCGGTTTTTTGACCTGTTTCGCCAAGAGTATAAGACGTAATTACCGGCGTAATTCCGCTCATATCGTAATAGTATTCAATTAAAGGCGAATAGTTAAAGGTAATATCTTGGATTTTACTCTTAATATCAGGGTGGAGAGAGTTTCTAACTTCATCAAACCTATTTGAAATGGTTGTGAATTGTTGCTTGTTTAAAGCGTCCTTTTTTTGAACCTCAGCCTCTTCGCCAAATAGCTGGTCAGATGAAACTATTAAATTGTCCAAAAATGTTCTATCCTGGGCCTTCATTAGCATATCAATGTTTGGATGAAACTTGGTTAGCTGAATTTTCCAGTATATTGGCTCCATCATAAATCCTCTAAAAAGATATGATCCCTGTATTTCGTACATTCGGTTGATAAGCGGAAAAAAGAGATAATCTCTTTTCCTAGGAGATGACCCCTTTCCAAACATCATTTGAAAATAGGTATGATCTATATGAATTTCAAACGGCACCTCAAAATCAACTCCAAATTCTCCAAAGGTTGGCTTATTATCCGGGAACGTATTGTTTGGTACCATTATTTTAATACACTTTCGCTCAGTCGTCTTAAATAGAGTCCACTCTTTAAATATAAAATCGGCAGAGTCTCGGTCGGGCTCAGTTTTGAAATAGATGACTTCGTGTCCAAATATCTTGTTTGTTTGCAAGCTTAGCTCCTTTGCAATTCCGACAGCTGTTCCAACTTCGTACGGCTTAAAACTTGATTCGCGTTCGGTTATTAAAACCGGGCAGCGCTCGTCTGAACAGTAAACGGCTGGAGTCGATAGCGATGCTTGAGGTTTTGTGCTTTCGACCCTAATTTTAACTTCATTTATGTGTAGAGGCTGTGAAATTGGGCCAAACGTGGCGTCATCATACTCGTACTTAATCTCAAAGAAAACGTTTTGCTCTTCAAACAGCAGCGATGTTATATTAGATAAATCAGTTGGGCTAAATGAATACCACAACGACCAGTTAGCGCGATCATTTGAATATCTTAGCTTACGGTAAACATTTGTGGCCGTTGCTGTTCCTAGAGTAAGGTCTTCATCAAAGCCGACAATTCGTGTGGCTTTTTCAACTGGATCGGCTGCTAAAAAAATTCGATAATTCTTTGAAAACGTTATCGAATTTTTAGCTGGATCCGGGAGTATTTTGTAGGCAACAACCTGCATATTTTTTACCTTTTTTCTATTTATCGTAGCTTAACCCCATTTAGGTTTTAGATAAATAACAATAAACTTGGGGTATCTGCATGAAAAACCTTAACCCCAAGCTTGTACTCGACCCAGCGTGGATATGCCGAGCTCACAAGCTAGATCTTGAATATTACAACTACCTTTTATTGGGGGCCCAGCAAACCTATCTTAAGAATTTAGAGATGGGTAAATTTTCAAATTTTTATGAAATAGCATTTCACTATTTTAATCTTAACACGGTTATTGCTGATCGAAAATTGTATGATTCAGGTCTAAATCAAATTGAGGCAAATGCAAATCTATCTTGCCTAATTTCTCAGCTTTCCGAAAAGGATGACAGCTTGGGTAAAGAAATAGTTAGAGTGACCTCGTCAATCCTATTGGAAACGATGGCGAGCTATTTAACTCAGCAAATATCAGAATTGGAAAAGATTCATTTTTATTTTAACAATACGTGGATTCACGAAGAGCCTAGGGTTTACTTTGTTTTCAAAACGTTTGAGCATAATGAGTATGAGGTGGTTAAACTCAACCTTAGAAGCTCTAGAAATTTAGGGCACTCAGTTTCAATGGTTACAACACTAATTATTCCAGAGCTTAAGGAAAATCAATTTCGAAAGCATTTGCTGCTACATAATCCGATACTTAAGGACTTTAACCCAGATAAGAACGTTATGGTGATCGGAAACGGCATCCAGTTAGATCCAGCAAATCGAATACTCCTTGCAAAGGACACTGTTCTGCTAAATCGCATAATGAACCATCGTCATGGATTCGATGCGAATGTGATGCTCGACCTCAGCAGACAGCTTGAAAAGCAGAGATCTATACCGCTAAAACTGCGTTCAAATTAACCTGTGTTATTAATTTCTCCGTTCGGATCAGCTACTTGTGGATCACCTGGTAAAGTTGGTGCGCCTTGTTCAGTGGTTAGATGATCAACCATAAACGTTCCGTATATTGTTATCCAGACCTTTTTTGTAGCGGGGATTGGCTTAAGAAAATCGTAAATCGATACTCGGCTTTTTACCGGACTAACCTCATGTGTAATTGTTGAATTTGTTGAGCCGCCTAAGGGTATTCGGCGATTACCGAAAAGCTGAATTTGAGGCCGTCTAACGCCGCTTGCTAGGTATGCAGTAAAACTCGCATGTAGCGTTGCTGGGTCTAGTGCGGGCCATGGCCTTGAGGCTGTTCCGCTTGTGCCGCTTGAGCCAGTCACGCCGCTTGTACCGCTTCCCCCAAAGGACCAGGCAAAAGGATTTCCTCTAAGGCCAGGTTCGCCTAACGATGCCTCGACATCAACATTCAAATAACCTGCGCCGCTTTCTCCGCCAACTGCTGGCCAGTGATCAGGTAAATCCCTAATCCTTAACCAATACGGCTCCGTTCCGTATGAGAAATTTATGAACGGATTGACATTAGAGGTTGATAGGTTGCCGTAGTTTAGCATTTGTACATCATTCCAGGCTTTGCCAATCGGATTAGGGGCGCCATTTGGTCTGACCGTGGGCAATTTTGCGCCCCAATTACTGATACTGAATCTTATGCTAAAATGAACAAGTCTTCCAATTTTAACAAATCGTCCTAG